AAGCGCCGCACGTGGTCCGTCATGTCAACGACCGTGATTCCGTTTTTCTTCACTTCGACACGGTTGATATTGCCGTCGCCGTTGCCGGCCCACGACGAGCCCGCGTAGAAGTGGTGGATACGCTTGATCAGCGCGCCCATCGGGTTGAAGTTGATCGGATACTTGCCCGCGACCGTGGTCGATGCCGGGAAGTACAGCAGCTTGTGCACGAGTGCACCCGCCTGACCCTGCGGCGCCGTGAGGAACGCATAGGCCGACAGTGCCGGCGCCGTTGCGCCCGCGATCGTCACTTCGATCTTGATCTGATCCGGCAACACGGACATGTCGTAGCCGCCGACTTCCTTGCCCTCGATCGACGGCGCATCGCGCTCCGTAAAATCGATGGTCAACTGGTTTGCGGCGTTGTAAATGCCCTTGTACTGGTTGATCGTGTCGAGCACCGGGCCCGAGCAGTTGTACACGGTACGCACGCCGATCTTGACCTTGATGTCCGTGATCATGGCCTTCGTGAACGTGGTCCCGGACAGGTCCATCACGATACGCGTCAGCGTGTTGGTGTACTTCGGGACCAGCAGCGTAGCCACACCCGACGCGACGACGTTCTGGAACGCCGGCAACTGTTGAATAATCGACATGCGTTGCCCCTTAGCCCGCGTTGGTGTTGCCCGTCAGCGCGACGCCGACGAGGTTGGACGTGATCGGCAGTTGCCGCAACACGAAGATGACCGCCAGCACCGTCGCCGTGGTCTTGAGAGCCGCCTTGATATCGCCCATGGCTTAGGCTCCCTTAATGATCTTCTGCACCGATGCGGGCAGATACTTGACGCCGTTGTTGATCACAACCATCGTTACCAGCGTGATCGCGACGGCCTTAATCACTTCCTTGGCCTTCATTGGTTCCCCCCTGAATGGGTCACATAGCCGCCGCACCATGCGCGCGCCTCAAGGCCGGAACATCGCAAAAAAAAAGCGCCCTCGAAAGGGCGCCCCGTTACGTTACGTACGGACTCAAAGTGTGGTTTTCATGTCGTACAGGACCAGCGCCCACTCTCGCACGCGCTTTATCTTTTCTTCAATTACGTGCGCCCGCACCTGTTCGTTATGAATGTCGTAAAACTGATTCATCGCTTGCAGGCGCAACGCTTCCGCCTCCAGCATCATCGTGTAGCGCTGCAACTCGAGCGCCATTTCGCGCGTGCTGATCGGTTCCCGCTGGGAAGGTGAGTTTTCCACGTCGTATTGCTCCTGATTTGTTAGCCCGCTCGATCCAATCGAAATCGCCCGTGTCCTCATCCGCCTTCATGTTGCGGATTTCGTCCGCCGGCACGCACAACGCATTCGCCATCACCTTGATGTCGTTCTCATACGAGAGCCGCGAACAGTGGATCATCGACGAGTTGCCGAGAAAATCCTTGTCGATATTGGCCGGTCTCTGCGCGGCGCCGAACAGCGTGATGCCCCTGTGCCGCCCCTTGCGCGACAGGATCGACCATCCATCTGGCGCCCGCGACGGTTCCGTTACGTCGCCCAGTTCATCGACCACCACGCAGCCGTTTGGCGCCAGATACGCAATCTCGCAGAATAGATCGAACTTCCGCCCGTACGTACTGAACGCGTTACCCGGCTTGTACACCACCTTGTAGCCTTCCGGCCCCGCGTCGCGTATCGCCGCGATCACTTCCCTGATGTTTCCCACAGGCCTGCCAAACGCGTCGAACTCATCCTGCGGATCCCATATCAACAACTGGCGCGGATTGCCCGCGCGCAACTGCTGTTTCATCCACGCCGATTTGCCCGAGCCCGACGCGCCCATGACAGCAATGATGTTTGCCTGATTTTTTGAACCGTCCGCCATTATTCCCCCTGCCCTCTCAACATGCCGCCACCATCCCGCACCACTGCCGGCGCCTGTACGATCGGCGCCGGCACGATCGTCTGTGTCCCCCTCGCCACCTGGAGTGCCTCGCGCCGCTCTTGTTCCAACGCCTGTTTGTACGCCTTGTGCGTCTTGACCGTCACATAGCCCAGCGGCAGCACGAGCGCCGCGAGCGCCAGTTCCGGCCCGAGCAGCCCGCCCACGCCACCGATCGCAATGCCGTACTTGTCGAGGACCGGCACCGTCTTGCCCGCGACCTCCGCGCACACTTCGTCCGTGTAGATCTGCGGTATGTACGGCAGCAACGGCCCGATCAGATCGCGCACGAGCTTGAGCACGTCCGCGACTTCCTCTTTCGGATCGATCGGCGCCGGCTCACCCGGCATCGGCGCCGCCGCTTCCGATTCGGCCTCGAATTCGAACGCCGCCGCGCGCCGCTCTAGCAGCGCCCAGTCATCGACCGGGCCAATCCCCGTCACTTGGTCCATAGGTCAAACCCCGCGCTTTCCTGTACGTACGTTACGTTCGGCGCCGCCGGCACCGCGTCCTGTACGTTACGTTCGTTATGTCCGACACCACCCGCGCTGATGAAACGGTCGCGCATCAGTTCGTCCGCCTCATCACCGCGTGCGAATACCTGCACGCCGCACGCGCCGTGCGTGATGGAGACGCGACCGGTTTTCATCACGCCCCAGCGTGCGTCACCGCCGCATATCGGACACCTGCATTTGCCGGTCGCGCTCATGGTTAGGCCGCCGGTTGCGTTGCGGGCTTCAGTGCATCGACCTTGGCCGACACCGCCTCGATCGCAGCAATTGCCCCCGCCACCGCCTTTGTCACGTCATCCGCCGACATGTACACCGTCGCCGCCGCCGGCTGTTCGCTGCCCGCCGCCTGCTCTGCCGCGATCAGATTCGCCTTTGCTTCCGCGAAGTAGTTCGCGCCGTCGTCCCGCACGAACTGTTCGACCTGTGCGAGCGACGCGAGCGCCGCTACGATTGCAGCCTTCAATGCTTCCATGTTTCACACCTCCAAAAATGCGCGCCGTTACTGGCCGACGCGCTGCGCCATTGCTTCAAGTGCCGCGATCACTGCATCAAAAAAGCCTTTGCCCTGCGTACGTACGAGCAACGGCAACTTCGCTTGCTCCTTCCGTACGGCCTCGATCTTTTCCGCTATCACTGCATCCACCGTAGACCCTCCATTGATTGACCGAACGCGGCACGCCACCCCGCGCGCCGCGTTTCCGCCTCTGCATCGAGCGCCGCCTGATTGCGCCGCGCCATGTCCTCATCAAATTCGCGCGCCCAGCGCGACGTTTCATCACGCCAGCCGGGCGCCGCATCGTCAATCCAGTCAAAACCGGTCAGGTTCGGGCGGATCGCTTGCGCTTCGACCGTACAGTTATTGACACGAGTCCGAGAGTCGGCGCTTTGCGCCTCCGAAACCGACTCCTCCCGCTTCACGTGTCTGGCGAACTGACCCGCCCACACCTGACCCAGCGCGCCGCGCACGATCGCCCACGTACGGCGCACAGACGGCACGACTACCGCGTCGACAATGCGTGTCACGAGATTGCCGTCCACCAGATCGAACACCACGCCATTGGCGACGACGCCAGCCGGGCGCATACCCAACGGTTCGCCATAGCGCCCGAGCCCGTCCTGAACGATTTTGTGCAGCCAGATCGTGCGTTCGCTGCGCTTCGCGTACGGCCCGCCACACGCGCGGATGAACTCCGCGTAATCGGCCCGCTTGTCGCCCTCCTCTTCCGGCAGGTGCGGCACGCGTTGCGCCGCGAGCCATGCGCGCTGCACGGTATCCGGCGCATGGGCGAGCGTCGCGCCATCCACGCGCCGCAGCTCACGCCAGACCGTCACCGAGCCGCCGCCGCCGATCGGCTGAAACTGCCGGATGCCCCACAGCTTCGACCACAGTTCGACGCGCTGGACACTCTCGAGAATCGGATCACCCGCGAGATCCTCCGTGAGCCCGTAACCATCGACGTTCTTGCTGATGTACTTCGCGATGTAGCCCGTTGCGCCGCCCTTTGCTTCGTCGATCGATTCGAAGCGCACTCGCCGCTCGCGTGCGCCGTCCTCATCCGCCGAATCGTTGTCCAGAAAGTAATGCAGGATCGCCATGCGCCACGCCTCGACGGCGGCAGCATCCGGCAGGAACACGAGCAGGTTCCAGTGTGGCGTGCCGTCCTGATGCGCCTCGACCGTACGCATGCCGAAGTACGCCACGCCGTGACGGTGCAGCCATGCGCGGCACTTGCGCCACTGGCCCTGTAGGTAGTTCTGGCATTCACGTGCCGTGCTGTCATCGTATTTTTCGTTCACCGAGCCGTCACCGCGCACCGCATGAAAGCGTGACGGCGCCGTCACTACCGCGAACTCAGCCCAGCACCGGTAATCTGCCGCTACTTCCTCCATGCCCCGCATGCGCAGCATCAATTCCCCGCGGCGGATCACCTTGTTCGAGACGCTTTTCGCGATCAGCGACGCGAGCGAGTAGACCTCGCCGTCCTCGTTGACCGCGAATGTCCGCTCCATCGCCTGGGCGTTGCGCACCTGCTGCGCGGCGCCCCGGTTCTTGTTTTCTTCGCTGATGTACTTGTCGCGCTTGGCGCTCACCAGCCCGAGCCGCACCGCCTGTGCTTCCGTGCGCCGGCCATGCGCCGTACGCAGCCGCCGGCCCCACCACGCCGGATCGATCATCCGCGCGATTGCGCCGCCGGCCGTATCGCACACGGGCGCCTCGATCTTCCAGCGCGCACACAGCGCCGTCAGCGCCGCCATGATCGACGCCGTATCCGTCAGGCGTTCGCACAGCGCGTGCGCCTCTTCCGCGCGACGCAATGCCGCCTCGCGGATCTGCGACAGCGACGCGTCGAGCGAAAACACGCCCTCGCCGTACGTCTCGACGTGGTCGCGCAGGTAGGTGTTGCCGTCGATCCAGTTGCCGCGCGCATCCATCGTTGCCAGCCGCTTGCGCAACGTGTGCGCCCAGCGTCCCGGCAGCGTGCGCAACATCGCGTCGCGCCATTGGGTCTGCGTCTGGCCGCGCATCAGTCGCCCCACCCCAGCACGCTTGCGCGTGCCCTGATGAAGTCAGCCGGCGTCGTGGCGCGACGCTCCGCACGGCCTTCATGCGCCTCCGGAAACTTGCCGTGCACGAACGCGAGCAGCGAACGACACGCGAGCTCACCGCGCACCGTTGCCCGGATGCCCGCGACGCTCGCCGGCACGTTCGGCACGAACGAAGCGTGCGTCGTGCCGTGATAGCCAATGTCGCCGTCTTCAATCACGGCATCACCTCGAATTCCTCACCATCTCGCCAGCACGTTTTGTAGTCGTTTGGTGCCGTGGAACGCAGCTTGTAAAACCAGCCGCCCACCGTCGCCTCAATGGCAATCACGCGATAGATGCACAGGTCATGTTTCAGGCGCACCCACGCGCCGACGCCGCAAACCTGCGTGCTGTGGTCGAAATCGTCGATCATGCGCGCCACCTGTTCACGGCCCACTCGACGCCGGCAGCAATCGCCGCCGTAACAGCCGCGCCCGTCATGCACACGGCCCACGTTGCCCAATACTCAGTGAATGTCATCGCTTGACCCCCAGCCGTTCGAACAGACGATCCGTGCCGTTCACCGCCGCGTAGTACGCCGCCGGGTTACCCAGCGGCACGTCCGACGCGACAAAGCGACCGGGCATCCACGCTATCGGCGTTGCGCGTTGATTGGTGTTTTTCATCGTGTTTGCGCCCCGTTTCTGTACGCTGGGTTCGCGTGTTGCGCAGCCATGCAGCACGCACAAACCACAGCGAGGTAGCGTTATGACTGCAAGCTTTTTGAAGGAATTGCGACGTGTGCAGGATGCACACAGGGGAGGGGTTGCCCGGGATGACAGGCGCAGAAGGGGAAGGAACAACGGGGCTGATCACAGCCGTTCTTCAGTGCCGGAGAACGATCATTCTCCGTGTTTGACTGAAGATAAATTATCGAGCCCATTGTTACACCCCGTTTCAAAGTCTTACCGAATGGGGTGCACTCTGCACTACTTCGAAACGTCGTGCAACTATGAGCATTCTGCACCCATAGCTGTGCACTATGCACGGGGCCTGACCCGGCGCTTTCCCTTGTGCGCTGGCGCACTCAGTAGTTTCCCTAGCCCGTCAAATCCTAAAGGCGATGTGTGGCAAAACTGCCGATTTGACGAATTGCCGGGCATTTTTCCCGCACTTCGGGATTTAAATGATGCCTTACAGATCCCACAATGCGCCCCTTACTTCGTTACAACGGGGCCAGATACATCGTGCAACCTGCACCGACCGGACGTGCGCAACGCACAGGGAGACGCGCGATGAACCATACGATCGCCGCGACGCCCGAGGAAGCACAGGCCCTGATCGATCACGCCGTGAAAGTGGTAGGTGAAACGCACGCGCTGGAGATCCTGGGTGTGCACCGGACAACCCTGATGCGCTGGAGAACCGGCAAGGTGCGGATTCCGCACGCCGCGCTCGCGCTGCTGCGGATCTGGCGCGAAGGCCGCTTGCCCGGTATGGGCGAGGATTGGCAAGGGTTCTCGTTCTTTGGCGACAAACTCTATACGCCCGCCGGCATTGGCTACACCGCGCGCGACATCGACGCGTGGCACTGGCACCAGCAGCACTGCGAGGCGACCAACCGGCGCAATGAGCAGCTTGAAAACCTTGTGCGCGACCTGTCCGCGAAACTTGACTCGATCAGCGGATCGGCCAACGATCGCGCGTTCAATGGCGACGCCAGCAAGCCGCCGCCCCGGCGCCGCACAGTGGCATAATCGCCCCTTACCAAACCTTACCGAGAGGCCACCATGCAAATCCCGCCGTTCCCGCTGCAGCAGTTGCGCGATGCCCTTGCCGCGCTCCCCGATGACACGCACGTGCGAGGCGTCGACCTCTCGCACGGCAGCTTTACGTTGCTCACGAGCGCCGGACGCGTGCCGGTTCATACGCACGTGATTGACGACTACGAGCCACTACACAGCTAACCCGGCCCAAAGCAAAAAGCCCCTGTTTTAGGGGCTTTTCTGTTTCTGGCGTCCGATTACTTGCGACGCTTGAAGCGGCCGTTTTTGCCACGGGCCGGCATTTTGCGTTTGGTCATTTCACCCTCACGAGCATCTGTTGATCGATCCGTGCATGCGCGCGCCGCACGTCCTGTTTTACTTCCGTCAGTTCCCGGCGCATCGCGCGCTGATCGGCCCGGATGCCGGCATACACCGCACCCGACGACGCGACGACGCCGAGAATCTGCACGAGCAATGCGCCGTCCATCGCCTAGCTACCCGACACTTCCGGCAGCAGGGCGCCGAGCACACCGAACGTCGCACCAGCCGCTTCGCCCGCCTGTGCGATCACATGCGGATCGACGCCGTGCTGAACTGCCACGTTGCTAGCGACCAGCGCCAGCACCGCCAGCGATGCGTGCGTGCTGGGTTCCTTCAGACGTGCGAGCAGACCTTGCAGATACTTGACCATATGGACTCCTATTTTGGATGAATGACCTTCGGAAAAAACTGGATCGGCATAGTGCCCCCTAGCCCTTCGGTTTGAACGCGTCCCCGTTCACGTAGCCCCACAACCACGAACCGATATTGCTACTGCCTGTGTTGCCACCCTGCCCGCTGATCATGCCGAGCGACGCCGCATCGAGCAGATTCGACGGCGCATTGACGATGCCCGTCGCCGTGCTATTGAACGGCCCGAACTGCGTTTGCGGCGTCTGCATCGTGTTCCATGCCTCACCCGGCACCTGTGCCACGAAATTGAAGCCGCCCGCGACCGCGTTCGACACGTCATCGACCACCGTGCCGATCGCGTCCGAGATGCCCTGCACGACACCCTTGCCCGCGTTCGCCGCGCGGTTTGCCGCGTACGCCACGACCACCACGCCGACGCCCGCAATGATCAGCTTGAACTTGAGATCATCAGAAAGCGCCATGTCGATCAGCCGTAGTTCGACGGATCGTCAAAGCCCGCGTAGGCGTACTGGTTGCCGTTCGTCTGGTCGGGCAGAGAGAACACCGACTGCGCACCGCCCACGGCGCCGAGCCAGCTTCCCAAACCCGGCGTCAGACCGACCGGCCCCGACAGCGTCGAGTTGACCTGGCCGTCCATCGCCCATTGCGCGTTGTCGTACGCGCTGATATCGGAAAAGACGCCGCCGCCCGAGTAGCCGCCGCTCGCCACCACGTCAGGCGAGCCCGTCCGCATGATCGATCCGAGCAGCGAGCCGCCCGCCGCCCCCATCGCGATACTGTTCGGTTGCCCCGGCACGTTGCGCGAATAGACCGGGCCGCGCCCGAGCAGCCCCGCCAGCGGATTGACGCCCGCCGGCGTCGAGCGCATGCGCCCCATGAAGAACACGGCGCCCAGCGCAAGCGCCCCCAGCATCAACACATCACCGCCGCCTGACTTGCTCACGCGTACACCCCGTTATCAAAGAGCGCCATTTCCGTCGCCCGTCTGTTGCTGATTCCGTTTTGCAGTGCCGGCGCGACCCACGCGACCGACGCTTGCGCCACGCCGTCAATACCCGTTCCCGCGTTCACTGCATCCGCGAACTTGCGAAAGCTTTTCGGGCTCATGTTGTACGCGATCGAGCACAGCGCGTCGAACTGCTGCTGCGTGACGGGCGCCGTCACATACAGGCGCACCCACTTCGCGGCGCGTTGCTGCACGTCGCTGTCAAACAGCGCGTCTGCCTGTGCCTGCGTGATCGAATCGGGCAGCGTGCCGAACGGCCCCCAATGGCCGTATCCGATCGTTTCGCCGCCGTCGCCCAGCACGTATTTCGTCAGCCGCAACGATTCGCGTTGCTTTAGCCACGCCTCGCCCTGCGGACTGATATCCATCACCGCCGCCGAGCCCGGCGCCACCATGTTTTCAAACTGTGCCGTCAATTCGCTCACCGTATCGCCCGCCGCATCCGCGATCGAATAGTCTTCACCCGTTTGCGCCGCGACCGCTTGCGCCGTGGTGTACAGCCAGTACACCGACACGCCCGCGATCAGCGCCACCGCCGCCGTGAAAACGCCCTTGTCCATTACGTGTTCGCTTCTTCGTACCACTCGAAATTAGCGAGAATGTCGCCGTTCGCCTGATTGGTGTACGCCGTCACGCCCCACCCCGGCAGAATCACCAGCGGTTCTTTCGGAGTCCACAGCTTGCCCGTACTGGCCTGAATGTAGCTGTTAAACATCCATTGCGTCTGAGCCGGAAAGGCCGCGACGTTATCGACGCGGATCTGTGCCGACTGCGCCACCCCACCCGCCAGCTTGCAGCCCATGTGCGTCGCCGTCGCGTCCGTCGTCAGCATCGCCTGATTGATCACGATATTGACGCCGCCCGCGACGCTCGATCCCACCTCCATCGACTCGACGATCAGCCGCTTCGTGTTTCCTGCCGGGTTCCACAGTTGCCCGCATGGATACTTCGCCGCCACCGCCGACACGCTGCTAGTGGTCGAAAATGCCGAATTCAACTGCGTGCGCGACTTGCCGCCGTCGAGCACGTTCACATCACCGCTGATGCGGAAATTTCGGAAACCCGCCGTGCTGATAATCAGCGTGCCCGCGAGCGCGTTGGCGCCCTTGTTGATCACCAGCAGTTGCGTGAACTGCGCGCCGAAGTCAAAGCCCTGCCCCTGTTTGAGCACCGCCGAGCCCTGCATGAAATCCGGCCGCACTTCGATCGTGTCGAACGCCGAGCCCGACGTGAGGAAGTCCACGACCTGACCCGCGATCTGCACTAGCTGCGACGCGCCTGCCGCAATGGTCAGATCCTGCGATTGGATAACGCCGCTCATTTTCACTTCCTTTGCAATGCGACGATGCCGGCAATCACCAGCCCGCCCGCCACGAGAAATTTCGAGCCCGACGACATTTCCTGTGCTGACTGGTACGCCTTCGCGACGTCATCGGTTGCCGTCTGGTTGACGGCCTTCGCCGTGTCCATCACGTTTTTCGACGCGTCGAGCAGTGCACTAAAGCCCGTCATCATGTTGCCGGCGTTCAGCTTGAACATGTCCTCATTGGACGTCACCGCCTGACTGAACGTCTGACCCGCGAGCCCCACCGCCGCATTCATGTCATCGTGTCCGAGTTGCAGCGACGTTTTCCCGAGATCCATCGCGCCCGCGATCGCGCCGAGATCGGTCGACGAGACGTTGTTGTACGTCAGGTTGTTGTCGCCCGCGACGCCCGCACCGCCGCCGTCATTCACGAAGCGCCGGTCGATCACATTCGTGGTCGTGGTCGTGTTCGTGGTCGTGTTGCTTGACGTGTTGTCGTTGCGCTTCGCTTCCGGCCCGCCGATGTTCAGCGGCGTATCCGGCAAGCCCATCGACAGCAGTCGAATCTGTTCTGGCCGCTTGATCACAATGGTTTCCTCATCTGTGCGACGCCATCGCGCACGCTGACCGTTTCATATCCTGCCCGTGCGAGCTTGCGCATGAGCCCCCTGCGCTTCGTCCGCATTCCCAGCCCCGCACACCCTTCACACTGCTTTTCGATCAGCGGCAGCACCGCTTCGCATAGGTCCATCGGCGCACGCCCGAGTGCCAGCGTGATAAACGCTTCTGTCCGGTTGTCGTCCTGGTAGAAGTGCAGGGTATAGAGCAGGACCGCTTCACCGTCTGCATATACCCTGCACAGCACGTCACCAGAAACCAGATCGTCCGCGCGCAGTGTGCCTCCACTCGTGTCGACCTTCGCCCACAGGTGCGGGTTCTCATCGAACGCCGCGCGAATCTCCCGCAAGCGCTCACCGTCGAGCGCTTCCGGCACGATCACGATCAGCCTTTGTGATTGCGCCATACCATCACCAGCGCCACCGCCGCGAGCAGCAGAAACGGATTCTGTGTCGCCGCGATCGCCGTCTGTGCGACGCCCTGTGCCGCGCTCGTGAGCGTTGGCACCGCCGTTGCCTTCGAACTGCCCGTGCTGACCGTCCAGCCCGAGCCGTTGAGCGACACCGGGCCCGTGTCGACGCGCGTGCCGCCCGAACCCGACGTCGTATTCGACGGGGTTGAACCCATCATCGACGTGAATGCCTGACCCGCCGCCATCGCCGCCGCGCTGTACGGGTTCGAGTAGGCAAGCGACGACATGCCGCCGCCCATCATCTGTCCGGCTGCGCCATAGCCGCCGCCCTGCGAGGCCGCATAGCCATTGACGCCGCCGAGCAGCGCCGCCTGTGCCGGACTGAGCGCCATTTACTTGCGCTCCGCGAAAATCAGCACCGCGCCGATTGCCATCAGCAGCAGCATCGAACGCGACACGCCCACCTGTGCGACAGGTTGTCCGCCCATGTACACCGACGCCTGACCCGGCAGCAACGTTTGGTTGTTGTCGGGCGTCAGCGCGCGAATCGTGGCCACGTCGATCGTCCGTGCGAGCCCGTACGCGAGCACGTCTCCCCACGTGCCGGCGGACGGATTCAGTTCGGACGGCCCACTGACCGAATTTTGCGTGCTGACCGGATCGCTCCACATGGACGCCGGTTGCGTCGTCGTGTAGGCGTTATCCACCCACACGGCATTACCGTTTGCATCAAGCGTCCACATGTCGCCCCCTTACGCGTTGTACGGCAGATCCAGCATTTCGACGTACGTGCCGATCGTGTCGCCCGCCGTCAGATAGCTGTTGACCTCGAACGACTTTGCATCCGCCGTCACCAGCATGCCGGACTGGTTGTTGTCGACGATGAAGTCGGTCACGTAGTGTCCGGCCTGCGGCACCTTGCGGTATTCGTTCTGCACGAAGCGCCGCACGTGGTCCGTCATGTCAACGACCGTGATTCCGTTTTTCTTCACTTCGACACGGTTGATATTGCCGTCGCCGTTGCCGGCCCACGACGAGCCCGCGTAGA